CTTTCTCTTGATAGATATAAAATTCTGAGACCTTCTCAACAATCTTTGCACCTGTTACTGGGTCTTTCTTATGTTTTATTTCTTTTACTTTACGAATCTTAGCAGCATCAATCGTTCTAATTTCTTGGATACCTGCTTTAAGATTTGATTCATTAACTACGAGGTGGTGGTAAACACGACCATCAACATAGAATGAACGGAATATGTCATGACCTAAATCGGTGAATTTCAACATACCATAAACGTTGTTGAATTCTTCAATCATTTGTTTTTTAATGTTATCTGGTGCTTCTACTTTGTCCAGATTAAGTTCACAAGTAGTATCCATTTCTGAACCAACAATAGATTCATTAACGATATCTTCAATAGCAGCGTCTACTTCAGGGTGTGACGCAACACCACGATATTTTAAAACTAACTGTTGATTGTCTTTTGCTTGACTCCCTTCCATGTCAATGTATTGACCATAGTGAGAACCAGACGCAGTAACGTATCCTGCTCCGTCATCATCGGTAGGAGCAACTATAGATTTAAGTTTTTCTTTTTCTTTAGGTTTTTGGTCTGACGCTCTCTTGAGTTCAAACCCAAATAGTTTAAGAATACTATTATCTTGTTCTGCCATTTATGTTCCTCATAATAAAGAGGCAAGGGATTATTCCCTTACCTCTCTATATATAACTAGATTAACTAGTTGTGTTAGATTCCCAATATTGAATCTGGAACTCAACTGTAAACTCTTCAATCTGGTCTACAGTCTCATAACTTACATCGATTGGTGCCACGTTAGTTGGGAAACAACCACGGAAGTTATAAGTTTTAAGAGTTTCACCATCTCTATCTAATTGTTCAACTATCAAGTCTGCTTGATAATCAATAGGGTTAGTTAAACCAGTATTAGCACTATGTGCATTGATACCGTTCATCCAACGTTCCATAGAATCACGGATTGTGAAATCCGTATCATTAATGATGGTTACAGTCCAAGGTTCAAAAGTCCTGTCACCAGCTACTTTTAACTGACGACCACGGAAAGGTACATCTACAAAGTTCATTATTGAGCCTGGCAACTGAGCAGTTTTACACAAGAAGGAAGTAAGTTCTACGTCCCCTCCTGCATAGCCTGGAAAGTTGACAGTCGCTTTAAACAGATTAGGACGAGCACCGCCCCCTCTGAGTTTTGACTTAAAGTCGTCTACGCCTAATATTGCCATTTTTCCTTACTCCTTATACTGTGCCAACTACTTCTTCAAACTCAACACCAGTTCTAACTGCAACAAAATTCAATGTTACGAAGTTAATAGAACGAGCAGGTTTGATGAAGATAGATGCGATGAATTCATTACGGTCAACTACAGCAGGTGTATTGTTCGTTTCGTCACATACGACTCTGAAATCCGTGATACCACGTCTTCCTTGAATCTCACGAAGGAACGGTTCTACAATGTTTACGAACTCGGCACGAGTAAACTCGTCATTGAATTCAAACATTACATTACGTCCTGCAATTGCAATTGCTCTTTCAATTCCAAGGAACAATCTACGAACATTGATTCTGTCAAACGCAGAAGGTCTTGATTCGTTAGTTTTGTCACCGAAGAGCATAATGCCTTCGCCTGGAATGTTTGCAATTGGGTTGATACCAGCCTTATATAGTGTATCTCTTTCTGCTTTAGTCGGAGATAGAATGATGTCAGTAATACCAACATATCTACCACGTCTAGAACCAGCAGGAGAAAACCAAGGTGCTGCTACTAAGTCAGTAGCTGCCATTAATCCAGCTGTTGAGGAGTTAGCAGGAATCTTGATGTACTTGTCATTATACTTGTCAAATACTTTCAAGTAGTTGTTATCCTGTACTAGATACGAAGACTTCGTGTAAGTGTTATTACAAGCTAGGACACCTGCATTGGTGCCTACAGTAATTACAGCATTACGTGAAGGTGATGCGACAGCAACACAATCTTTACGAGTTGTGCCTGCAATACCTACTAAATCATTTACGACAGTAGTTGCAGTTGCGTCTGCAATAGATTCTGGAGCAATTAAGAAATCTACTTCAATGTTGTCCTTATCTTCAAATTTATCGAAACCACGAAGTACATCGTCAGTTCCTAATGAAGAAGAGGTCACACCAGAAGCAAATGACCAAGTGCTTTGAATTGCGCTGAAGTTTTGTCCAGTCGCAAAGTTCTCACCAGATGTTGTTGCGTTGTTACCCCAGTTTGAACCTACAAAGTCACTCAGACTATCTGAGTCACCAGTATGGAAGTCACCAGAATATACCCAATTAGAACGATTCTTAAGAACGTCTTTATAGTAGTTTGAAGTTCCGTCACTTGCTTTTGCGTTTTTAGCAACAGACAAGAATGGGAAAGTTTCTAGAACTGTTCCAGCAGTACCAGAAATTTCACCGTCTTCGTCAACTACGACAACGTGAATTTCGTCATTAGACCCACCAAGGTCAGATACGAATTTAGATGTGCCTGGGGCAGCATCAAATTCAGATTTATATGCCCAATTGTCAAAGTTCAATGAAGAACCACTTGCACTGTCAGTTCCGACAACGGATACTTTCAATGAGTTACCAATTGTGCCTGGGTATTTGGCAATAAACGCACCGTCAGAACTATCAAGAGATAAGTTCTCAAATGCGTCTAAGTTGTTGATTGCTTGTGCAGTCAAACTACCTAGGGATGAATGGTTAGCAACAGCATTAACGCCATCACTATCCTGCTCACGTACAACGAGTAGTGAGTTTGAGTATTTTAAAAAATAAGCGGCGGAGTGGAAATCTACCGTATTTTCATCAGTTGGTGCTGAGAAGGTACTTACTAGACCAGATTCATCTGATACTAGTGTCGCAACTCCGACAGGCCCCCAACCGAAATTCCCCACGAATGCACCAGTAGAAGTCTGAACATTAGGGACTACGCCCGTCAGGTCAATTTCTTTTACTGTTACAGCTGGAGAAGCAGAGGGTGTAAAAAGAGCCATAACTTTTTCCTTTTAGTTTAATTATAAGTTTTCATAATACGGTAATGTTCACATACCTTTATTTATACATTACCAATCTTCTACACCTATGTCCATACCTTCAAAGGTGTGCCATCCCATAGATTTTTGGTTTTCTTCCTCTCTAACTTGCTCTAAACCGTCATCAATAAACCCTACTGGAGGTACATCGTCCTCAATTTCTTTCATTTTCTTTGCAAACATCATTTCTTTTAAATTGATATCAGTCATATCTGCAAAGAATTGAGAGGATACAAAGTATCCAAATAGGACTAGATTCATCATTAAATCGTCATGATTACCGTCAGACGCTTCGTATGATTGACCTTTAGAGACAAAGGTAGATATTTCCATAATGGTATTCTCATCAATAATCTGTAGTTTTTGATTCTCTAAGATATCTTTGATTGCAGAACAACCTAATCTTTTTACTTTACGATTTACTTCAATACCAATACGGTCTGCCTTAATTGCAGATTCCATATGAAGATTATCATACTCTAAGTCTTGATACAATCCATTACAAACTAAAGTTCCTTGGTCATTAGATTCAATTACGACATATGCCTCATTATAGAGTTTTGCGTACTTATATATAATATTAGGCAAGAGTATTGGAGATATAGTATTATTGCGATAGACAGCAACCTGTTTAAAGGGTCTTACGCTAATGTCGATTACCGTTGCGGTAGAATAATCCTGACCTCTTCCCTTTGATACGTCTACAGTCATGATATAATCGTGGTCTTTGTTTGGACGGTCATATATTAACAAGTCGCCACCCTCAAGAACTTCTTTTGGGTTAGACGCTCTAAATGATAATAATGTTTCGGCATTTATTAGGGTATCACCTGTCCCATAAAAAGTGTTACCAAACTCTTGGTCAAACTGTAATTGAGACGTATTCGCAATTGTTTGTGTTTTCCATTTCTCGTCTCTGCCTGGCACGTCCCACCAATTAACTGTAAAAGGAATAAACTCATTTACCTTTTGAACTGCACCTTCCCATATCTTATGGAACGTATTACCAATACCGTTCGCAGTAGAAGTAATAATAACTTTGGTATCTTTACCTGCGGAGATAACTGGATAGGTAGAAGTATAGAACTCGTTTGCACGTTCAACAAAAGCAAACTCGTCAAGGAATAGTAAGTTAACAGACATACCACGAATAGAACTACCAGAGGTTGCACTTGCAATAATTCTACTGTTATTACTAAACTCAATAGAACCTTTGTTAAGTGCTTTACAGCCTGGCTGTAAAAAGAATGGTAAGTTCTCTAACATAAGAGTAACACGTGCTAACATTTCTCTTGCAGTCGCACCCTTGTTAGCAAGTATAGCAATAGTTTTCTCACTATGAAAACAAGCATACCAAATAATATATCCTACCGAACTAATAGATTTACCAGATTGACGACACGCAAGAACAATAGAGAATCTATTATTATTAAAGTGTTCAAACATTTTTTCTTGATAAGGATATAGGGTAAAGGGCACTAAACCCTCATCTAGAGAAATAACTTTAAGATACGTTTTACAGAAATGTACAGGGTCTTTAGAACACTTGATGTATTCTTTTATTTCCTCTTCGGTAAAATTATGTTGAACTCCGTCACGCTTGACATTAATATTGCCAAGGTAGGATTCATTCTGATTCGGATTCGGCATCTATTACTACATTCTTTTCATTATTAATAAGTCGCTGTAAGTCCGTAGTAGTTCCCACAAATAGATTGTTTGTAGTATTACCCAGTTGTTTGGGGTCATCTTCTTTGTTTATGTCTTTGTTTTTCTTATTCAAATCCATAAGTTTATCATTAACATCTGCCATGTTTTTCATCATAGTAGACAACACTTCAAACGCACGAGGGTGTTCACTTTCCCTTGCGACTTCAATCATTAATTCCATACTCTCTTTACCTTTCTCTAATATTTCATAGTAGGTTTCACGAGAATACTCATAATCATCTTTTATCTTCTTGTCATTCTTATCGGTCATTATGCACTATCTATATCAGTTTCAATAAATCCGTAATCACTATCAGCACTTACAGAGGTTGGGTCAGGAGTTATCTGTAAGGTTTTGATATACACATCACTATCTTCAAGTCCTGCATTTTGTAAGAATAAGTCATTATTAACTTCACGGATAATATTCTTATTAGATTCAGGGCCATATAAGGCAATCTTCATTTCAAAGTCTAAAGTATATATAATTGTCCTACGTTGCTCTACCGCACCTTCAAAATCATCTGAGAATGTCACACCAGATAATGTTATGGGGACATCTTCGGTTAATGTAGGTATATCAGAAAATGGTTTGATTGTCAAGGTATATTGTGGTGCAAAATAAGGTAAAACTTGTTCTACGATTTGTAATGCATCGTCTTGTGATTTTGCATAAACATTTAACTGAAATGAAATAGTATATGGTGTTGCAGTATAAAGTTTTCTTCTGGTAGTAATGCTATCGTTTACTGTTGCAGAAACATTATTGTTCTTAGGTAATTGTCTAGTTGCATCATATTGCATATTCGTAATTTCAAACGACATACGAGGCAACTTAATTGCGACTCTACGTTCTGCGTCTTCACCATTATTCATTGCTTGTAATCTAGAGATAAAGTTTCTCTTAGGTGCATAGGACAACGGAACTTTTACTTGAGAGATAGTTTCACCAGAACTATTCTGTCTTAGAACATACAAGTTATTAAACATAGAACCAAACACGGATACCGCAGTTCTTACTCTCTTGTGATAAAACCAAGTACCAAACATTATTGTATATCTCCGAACGGATTACTTTCAGAGAAGTCTAAGAAGTCTGATTCAAAGTCATCAAAGATAGTATTTTGTGCGTCCGCTTGTATTTTCTGAAGTTCTTGTACAAACGTTGGACTTGCTTTCGCACCAGACGTTTGACCAACAACTTGAGTTACTGTACCAAAAGTATGGAACTTACCGTCAGAAGCACCAACGTGGGCAAGTTGTAGAACCTTATCTGAATCAGACCAATCAACAATTTCACCTTTCATAGTGTAATCACCAAATACTTGATGTACAGTTTCACCAACATCATATCCTGCCGCTGAATCCATAGTCAGTTCAACTTGATATGCAGACTCTACTTCAACCTTTTGTATTGCGTCAATACCAGTATCAAAGTCTTCGTCATTGTATTCAAACAATTCACATTGCATACGGAATGTAGGAAGATTTTGTAATTGATAGAACGGAGTTTCGGTCTCTACCCTACGAATCTCAAATATAGATTCGGATAGTGTTAGATAGATTAGGTCTCCTTCACGAGGACGGAAATTCTTTTCTGCAAGACGAGAACCTACAAGATTCTTCCATCTCTTTCTGGATACAATAAAGTTTGCTTGGTCTCTGAGTTCAATACCAAATTTAGTAAATAGGTCACCCTCACCTTCAAACGCTTCGGTGTTCTCAATATACATTTCCACTTTGTAAGAAGAACCGAAACGTGACGGAACGTCATCAAGAAAGACATTATCTTTATTGACTATCTCTCGTGGAAGGTAGTATACATCCTGTCCATACATTTTGAGTCCTTCAATAATGATGTCCTCATATAATGATTGTTCAGAACGAACTCCTTGTTTAAAATATGGATTCGTTGCCATTTAGTTTAACCATCCTACTAGTGATGTTCTTTCTCCTTTAGTCACTTCTGATACTTCGTGTGACATAAAAGAAGGAAATAATACTGTTTCTCCTACCTGTAAGTCTATAACCTCTTTGTTATCTTCTTCATATAGTATTAATTCACCACCAATTAAGTCATTACTCTTATTTATAAGAGTTGATGATGACCAAGTTCTAAATTGTTCAAGGTCAGGATTCACGTCTTTATGTTTTGCAAATCTTCCTCCCACGTCATAATGCAAGAAGTCTAATTGATTTACTTTTGTTCCGTCATTTACAATTGACTCTATTTTTTTGTTTATTTCAGTCCACATAGATATTCGTATTTTCCATTGAGTAGAAGTTCTTATATTACTATATTCTGGTGGAATATTACTTTCTATGTTTTTAGTTAAACCAGACGAAAAAGAAGGAGTGATTTTAGAATATTCAATCAAATCTTTTATGTCTCTATCATCTAAAACAAATTTACGAATATATTCCATTATCCCATAAAGAAATCTGGTGGTATATCATACTCGTTATAGATTCTTTGTCTAATCACTTCTATTTCTTGTCTTGCGTCTTCTAGTATTTGTCTACCGTTCAACTGAACACCGCCAGGCAATACCATTCCTTCAAATTTAATAAGGTTTTGTCCCCATTGTTCTTTGATAAGTGCAGTTGCATATTCTTTTAAGAAGATATTATTATATATTTTACCGTTGTTATTTGCGTCAGTTGTGAAATACATTTCCATTAGAATCTTATCACCTACTTGTAAATCACCTTTAGTTCCAGAAATATCTCCAAAAATATTTAAAGTATTACCTGCTCTGGTAAATTGAATCTGAGGAGTACCACTTAGTTTTAAATCAATAGTAGAAAGGTATTGTTGCATTTGTTCATAGTATGCAAGGTCTCCAATACCAGTATTTAAATCCCACATATCGTTAAGACGCATTTGATATTTGACATCAAAGAAATTAACACTCTCTGTTTGACTATCAATTGGAAATACACGAACAACATTTAAAATATTATCTGGGTTATCAATGCCTTGTATAGTATCAATGTCAAAATCAATAAACCCACGGTCAATAATAAGTTGTGTTATTGTAAGAGGAACATATGCACGGAAACTACCTTCTGCACCATATTCATTAAACAATTGCAATGCGTCATTAACACGGTCATCAATCTGTTCGTCATCAACGTTAATTTCAATAACAGGGTGTCCTAGTTTACGTAGACAATAGTCTATAAATTCACTTCTAGTTTGTATTCTTGTATATGCCATTTATCTATTTATCCTTAGTTTAACAATGTACCTGCATTGTTATATACGTTGATTCTATAGTAAGCACCGTGTTCACCGTCAAGTAAGTCAGCGTCTAATCCACTTGTAGCACCGTCTACAGTCTTAACTGCGGTCAGAAGTTCACTTGCGGTTGAATATGTCTCACTGAATGACATTACACCAGTACCACTATTATATGATAAGTCTCCGCCAGCAGAGATAAGACCTCTTACTTCACCATCTGTTCTTTCGGTGAATGATACCACACCAGTAGTAGAGTTGTATGCAAGGTCACCACCTGCACTAATCTTACCACGAATCTCTGTATCACTCGGCCCATTATATGTAATTACACCAGTTCCAGAGTTGTATGAAGCAGAACCAGCACCGCCAGCGTCTGTTAATGATATTGAACTTCTTGCGTTTGCGGTAGTAAACTTAGTTACACTAAATTGACCAGTACCACTATTGTATGATAAGTCTCCACCTGCGGAGAACATTGCACGAATCTCTGCACTTGTATGTTGTGCAGAATCGGTGAATGAGAATTGTCCAGTTCCAGAGTTATAACTTAAATCACCACCTGCGGAGAATAATCCTCTAATATCAGCAGGACTTCTATCCGATTCGGTAAAGGACATTACACCAGTACTAGAGTTATAACTTAGGTCTCCACCTGCACTGATAGCACTTCTTGCTCTTGAGGTTGTGTGATAGAGATTAGTATTCTCTGTCAAGTCCGCAGTAGTGAATGGGTCAAGTGTAAGGACATCAGCAAAGTCAGTACCACTTGTCTGAATAGTAAGTGTTCCGTTTGAACTATCAAAGTTTACACCAGTAATACCAGATACACCGACTGTTCCTGCACTATCAACAAAACCATTTGCGTCAATTGTTATGACAGGGATTGCAGTTGCAGAACCATAAGTTCCTGCGGTTACTGTAGTTTGTGCGTCACGATTTACTTCACCAGTAAATGTTCCACCTGCAAAGTTACCACTCGCATCACGAGCAATAATTGCAGACCCAGTGTTTGCACTTGTGGCAGTTGTTGCAGAGTTACTTACCTTACCTGCGGTACTAATAGTTGCAAGTTTGCTATCAGCAATATTAGCACTTGCATTGATATCTGCGTTTACGATACTGCCTGGATTGTATGCAGTTGTAAGTGTTACATTACCTGTTCCGTCAAAGGATACCGCACTTGCAGTAATATCACCTGTTAAGGAGAAATCTCTACCAGTTGCAAGAGCAGAAGCAGTTTGAGCATTACCTGTTACCGCACCAATCAGACTACCTTCAAAAGTATCTGCAACTAGAGTTGCAAGACTAAATGAAGAGTCCGCAGTGTTAATTGTTCCTGTAGGAGTTGAGTCATATTCGTCTACGAGTTTCCATTTCTCGTCAGTGACATCAAACCATAGACCCATATGGGTATAACCGACACCACTTGTTCCAGTGTTTCGGTTTGTGAAGAAACCAGTATCTACATTAACAGGAGATGCAGTACCAGACCATCTATCACCACTATCGTGACCTGTAGTTGCACCAAACTCAACCGAGATATTATCGGCAGAGTGGATAAGTTGTGGGTCACCAGTAATTACTGTTTTTGTCAGAATAGGAGATGCAAACGCACTATCACTACCTAAAGCAACAGCAAAAGTATCAACACCACCTGCACCAGTACCTACACCGTCAATCTTGACATAATAGGTTTGTGCAGTAGTTCCTGTAAAGTGACCTGCAAAGAAGGCATCGTCAAGACCAGTACCAGTAAAGACTGTTCCTGCTTCACCAATCGCATCACCTTCATTAAGACGATAGATTGGAGAACCTTGAGTTACATTAGATGTACCTACAGTAGTCTGACTACCTAAAATTGTTAAGTTACCGTCAACCTGTAAGTCTGTACCAATGTGTGCAGAAGTTCTTACACGGAATGAGTTAACCGAGTGGTTCTGTTGATTGACAAGTAAGATACCATTATCTGAATCACCTGATTTAACAACCCAACCCAAACACATAGGGAAGTTTGGATATGTCGGAGATGCGTTTTGGTGAGACCCAGGCGTAGTTACTGATACGAAGAAGTTTGTGCCGTCACTCAAGTGTGCGGTATTAACTTCGGTCAATTGACCAGCAATCAAACAGTGACCATAAGAGTTGTTTGCAATATCTTGGGCAGCAATACCTTGAGCGTTATATGCGTTTACGTCTGTTGCGTCTGCAAGACCAACAGTCGGAACATCAATATTACCTGATAGGTAGTTACCACTAAAGTATAGTGCATTACCTTTCTTAATGGTTGCACCAGTATTATTATAAACACGTTGGTGTTCTTGGACACCAATCTCGTGAACCATACCAGTGATATCATCATTAAAGTTCAGAGTCTTGTGATAATTATCGTAGTATAATAGACCTTCAACTTCAGGTTGATGTGAATCAAAAGTGCTTGTATCAAACTGAACGTGTAAAAGTGACGCAGAGTCAGCCACTATTTGTGAAGTTTTAAGTTTATTTTCAACACGTAGGTCATCAAAGTGTTCACTTTGTGGGTCAACAAGGATTACACCATTGTTTGCGTCAACAGTTAGAACACGACCAATATGGAAAGGATAACCAGTATCAACTGTTACAGGTGTTTCTGTTACCACACCTTCTGAGTCTGGAGATAGGAATAGAATATTACCTGCTGTCATTCCACTAGTGTTTACATCACGAACTAGACCATATCTTGTTACCCAACCGTGAGCACCGTCAGGAATGTCCATAGTCGCAAGACCAGTCGCTTGACCAGTTGACGATGTGTTTGCACGTGCAAGAGATACTTGTGGGTGTTTACCGTGTGCAGTTCCAGAAATATAGACTGCTTGACCATTGTCAATCTGAGCACCAGTTAAGTTATGGACATATAAGAATATTTCTTGACCAACATTAAGAGTTACATCAGGGTTTGAATTGTTCTGAGTATCCATAACAACAGACAAACCTTTTTGGTGGTCTGAGTCAAAGTATACTGTTCCTGCGGTATTTGAATGTCTTGATGTGAGAACATTAAAGTTGATTCCATCAACAACCGCAGAGTCTAATGTAGTCTTAGCAAAGGTTACGTTGTCGGTAGTTCCTACAGGTTGACCAATAGAAATTGTTCCACCTGCATTGATAGTAACACCAGAACCACCATTGAAATGGGCTCTTACTTCTGTCGCACTCGGCCCTGTATAGGTAAAGACACCTGAACCACTATCATAGGTAAGTGAACCGTCACCACCTGCGTCATTGACTAAGAGAGACGCTTTTGCATCACTGTCTGCTCTTGCAGTAGTATAATAGAGGTTAGACCCTTCTGATAAGTCTGAGGTAGAGTTTGCAGTGAACTTAGAATCAATATCACTATCTACACGAGATTTTACGTAATAAAGATTCGTTCCTTCAGAAACATCTGAGGTAGACTTTGTACCTAATCTGGTGTCAAAGTCTGTGTTC